GCGCCAAATGTACGTGCTGCCTTGTCGTCCCATTTTGGTTGCATAGTGCAACAATCTGCTGGAATAGGCGACACCACTGTTACCGGTGTTGTCTAAACTAGAGTTGAAGCATTAGCCCAGTTTGGGTCGTCGGGATAAAGGAGCAAACATGCGTGATTACGCTGCTGAACTTCCTTTTTGCCTAGATCACGACTTACGAATGTCCGGATGGAATGGGGCGATTAGTCCCTATCCTGATATAAGCCTTGAGCAAAAGGCGATGCAATCCCTCCGTGCTAGTCTGCTAAAGAAATTTAGCGACCGGCCCAGTAAGATTGCTGACTCCAATGCTCTAACACTTTTCTTAAGTATTAACGAAAAGTGTAAAGGCTTTAAACTTGATGCTTCCGGTCATACCACTATCGAAGATATAGCTCTTGGAGAGGCGAAAGATTTTATCTATCGCACGTTTCATCCATATGATCAGTCTGAGGGAAACCTCAGACGACTCACATTGGCTGAAATTTCTTCTAAGCTTAATGTCGGTAATGGTGCTAACATTGGCTCGTTTTCTACCGACTTTTTAAGTAAGGTAGGAACGAGTAAGATGTCGGCTGTAAGTAGAAGATTGCACTATTTATATGTGCAAGCAATTTCGTGCGACCCGCTTTGGTCTAGCGTTGAGTCTACTAGATCGAAGTTTAGGGAGACCGATATTGTTCTAGGTAGTCGCCTTAGTTTTGTACCTAAGACAACAGAAATAAGCCGTACCATATGCACTGAGCCCATTCTGAATATGTTATTTCAGAAGGGTGTATCTTCCGTTCTTGAAGACTTATTACGCGAGGCCAGTAATATCGACCTCTCGAAACAGCCTGATAGGAATAGAAGGTTAGCTCAGCTCGGGTCCGTTAGTGGTAAGTTTGGAACTATCGACTTATCATCAGCTTCAGACTCGATGTCTACTGGTTTGGTTACTGAGTTCTTCCCACGGCATGTTTTGAACATGCTTGAGTTGACTCGGAGCCCTTGTACCATCCTTCCAGATGGAACCAGTGTAGAGTTGCATATGATATCATCGATGGGGAATGCTTTTACTTTTCCCCTTCAGACGATATTTTTTACGTCTTTAGTCTATGGTGCCTATAAAGCATTAAAGTATCCATTCTTTAAGCCTAATAGACATTCGACGGGCAACTTCGCCGTTTTTGGCGATGATATAATCTGTCTAAGTCAGGCTTATGACCTGATTGTCAGATTGTTATCAATTTGTGGCTTTGTCGTTAACATAGACAAGTCCTTTAACACGGGACTTTTCCGTGAGTCGTGTGGCCATGATTATTTTCATGGTCGCAACGTGCGTGGTGTTTATATTAAGACACTACGTACGGAAGGCGATAGGTATTCTGCAATCAACCGACTGAATCGTTGGTCGGCTACGTGGAATATACCTCTTCCTGCTACCATTCATACTCTACTTAGGGGTCAGCGTTTTTTGCCGATTCCCTTAGATGAGATGGATGATTGTGGGATTAAGGTTCCAAGTAGCTTTCCGTTTAAGAAGAAGTATAATCGTCATACTGGCGGGGTCATTTACCGCTTCCTATGGCGTGAACCTACTTCTTATTCGGTGACTGATGTTTCAGTAAAGCCTCCAAAGATACGCGGATGGGTTAATAACCCTGATGCTGTTCTTCTAGCGGCACTTGCAGGTACCCTTAGGTCTGGGAAGGTTGTAATTCGTTCTTCTGAAAACAGCCGAGCCAGATTTCGGATACGATCTAGTTCTAGTTGGGACTGGATTCCTCCGGACTATGCAGAGATGCATAGGTTGTGCGGAGGTGGATGGAAGTCCACTTTCGAGCTAAATCTAACCTTTTTTAAGGTTTAGCAAAGAGGCCTAACAAAAGGCCTCCCCGGGAC